GCAGTAATCGTCTAAAACTTTTATCAATAGCATCCAGTGCCATTTTTTGTGCAGGATTAGTGGCTTTTAAAGCATCTGCCATTGCCTTTTCAATAGTACCAAAACTTGATGCTATATCTGCATTTACTGGTTCAGGACTTTTTCTATATTTTCTTACTTCTGCTCTTACTTCTGAAATAGCTTTTTTATAATTTTGTCCTGATATATTGCCTGCATCGTCAAATTTAGAATAAATAATTTTATCGATTTTTTCTAAAAAAACTTTTTGTGCATTGCCAGTTAATACTTCGGCTTCGTTGAGAATTACGTCATCAAACTTGTCCTGCAATATTGTCCTATTAGGCATTTTGAGTTTAGGGAGTATTTTGTCATATTGAGCAGAAATTACATCAGCAGTTTTTGCATATAAATCCCTACCTTCTACACCTTTTAAAGATTGTTTAGTATTTACTAAGAGTGGATTTAAAGGCTCTAACACTTCTTCGAACACAGCCTTATCAAAACCCTTTTTGGCTCTTTCTTTTGCACCTGAAATAGCTGATCCAACAAAAGGCACAGAAGTTAATGCTTCTTCAACCTTCTTTAGTCCACCACCTACAGCATCGCCAACTGTAACTGGTACTCCTCTTTTAATTAATTCCTTTGCACTTTCTGTTGCATATGGAGCAACCTTTTGTAATGTGCCACCAGTTAATCCGCCAATAGTTGTGCCAATAGCTTTGTCTACTGGATCTGAACTATCGGTTGCTAGACCGCCATAAGCACCGCCCATAACTCCTGCACTCTTAATAGCACCTAATCCTGCTTTTGCTAATCCTGCACCGCCAAATATTGCTGTTGGAATACTGCCTGCTATTTCAGATCCATAAGCATATAATGGCTCTTGCTCTCTGAATGATTTAAGATCACTTCTTATAGCATTTACTGTTTCATCGTAAGCTGTATTAAAATCTTTTCCTTCAGCAAACTTAGCATATAATCCACTGGCTAAGGCTTGCAATTCATCCGCAGATCCAAATGTCAATCCCTGCAAAGCTGATTGCGTAATTCCAGTTAATTTACCAATTTTGTTTTGAGTGTTTTCAGGTGCATTTACTTGACCTATTCTTCTTGCTTTTCCCATTAGTCAATTACCCCCATTGAGTTGTCAGGTAAAATGTAAAATTGACCTTTTTTAAGTTTCTTTTCAGCTTCTGCATCTGAAGAAACTTTTATTGGCTTTAAATAAGATCCCTCAGTAGGGAGTTTTGTTTGGACAACTAAAGATGGGTTTAGCTTATAGTTAGTGGCTAAATCTCTATAATTACCTTCTAATCTTTCTTGATTAATCAAGTATGGTCTAACTTGTAAAACAGCACTTTGTAAAAAGTTTTCTCTTTGCGTTGCAGTTAACCTAACTCCATCCCTAACTTTATTATATATGTTCCAAATTCGCTGAGGAACTCCACCAGTATTTTCTGCGTTTGCAAACTCACCTTCTCTAACAACAGAAGTTGGATCTATTGTTTTCATGTAACCAAAAATCAAAGCTAAATCATTTGCTCCTGAAGGCTCGGCAGTTGATGCAACCGCAACTTTATTAAACCCTTCTAATGCCTTTACATTATCCTTGCTTTCTTTGATTAAACCATCTCTTAAATTTTTCTCTTGTGTAAAAGCTGTTTTCTTATCTTCTTTTTCAGTTTTTTGCAGACCTAACTTCATCTTCTGCAAGTCATTCATATATTTAGCCATCTCTAATTGGTTCTTTAAAGAGTTCTGACTTTTAGCACTTAGCCTATCTTCTTGAGCCATCCTGCCCTTCATATAAGCACCCATGCCTGCACCAATAATCTCACCAGTGGTTTTTGGGGTTGTGGAGTAGCCACTGTTTTGCAATAAATTAGAAGCTAGAGCAAAATTTCCAACTGCTCTTGGATCATTAAATGAAGATCCTAATAATCCATTATTTGTTTGATTTGCATTCGGACTTGTTAATAAAGTTGGTGTATTTTTAAATGGAGTATTTGATATAACCCCTGCATTATTCATCGGTCTTACTGGAATATTATTGCCTGACCTCATTGCAATATCTTGATTGTATCCTGCATTATTACCAACTTGAGGCAATGCCGACATTTTTACTGGACTTTGCATATAGGATGCGTTTCCGCCAACCATACCTCTTCTTAATCCAGTTAAAGGATCAATATTTTTTAATAAAACATCTATTGGTCTATCCATTACATTAACCCCAACAATCCGCCACCGATTGCCCCATACATCGGATTAAATCCTGCAAGTTGTGCTAATTGAGATCCACCCAAAGCACCGCCTAAAGCACTAGCACCTTGATTTCTAAATACTGGACTAATTGTTTGAGAGCCAACTGTTCCACCACCAACTAATCCCATATAGTTTTGTAGCTTCTGATCATCTATATTCTGCTCATAATTAAATCTATTTATATTGTCCTGCAACTGAGCCATCGCATCGCTTTCTCTTGCAGATCCAACTTGTGCTAGTTGTTGAGCATCTAAGTTCTGATATGATGGAGCAAGTTTTAGTGCATCTTGTTGAGCCTGATAAGCATATGGAGCAAGTGCTGAAGTCATTGCCTGCTGATTTGCTCCTGATCCATATCTTCCTGACTTTGCAAACTGAGATGTAACTGCATCTATAGCAGGCTTAAATGCCATGCTCATTAATGGGTTTGTTCCCATTAAATTCTGATTAATTACATTTTGGCTCATAGCAGTCATGCTGTTTGGATCTAAAGCTCGATCTCTTTGCATATTGAGAGCCATTTCACTTTCAGGAGAAAATCCGACTGTAGTTGAGTTCGGATAATATGAAGGCATTTCAGACGTATATCTATCTTTGGCTTGTGCTAAACCATACTCTAAAAATGGCTTTGCATACTCAGGCGGTTCAACCTGAGTATTTACTGTTCCTGAACTTCCTCCGCCACCACCTTTTGACATATTAGTATTCCTTTATAAAAACAGTTGCAGTTGGTTTGTAATTTTTCAAAACTTTTCCCCAACCTTTTCGACCTATAATTTCAACTGCTTCACAGTTATATAATATAGACCATTTTCTTATTTTTGGCTCTACCTCTAAAAGTGTTTTTAGGTTACCGCCTGCAAGCCAAAACCGCAGAGTTCTGCGTTGCGGATAATTAATAATTTCGGTTACAATCGCACTATCAGGAAATGCCCAAAGTTGTGCATCTCCCTTTTTGACGATCTCTATAACTTGTTCATAAGTATGACTATTGTGAGCATACCGAAGAGCATCAACAATCCAGTTTCTACACCTATAAGCATCATCCGAAAATGACGTACTCAAAGGATCTAGTGGTCGTAGCATTTGCATGATTTAATGTTGCCTGCCCTTTTTGTCTCGCTGTAACATGAATGTTTTCAGAAGAAGCATTACTGGTTGTTGGCATAAATATAATGACACTATCTGCACCAATTCGATCATCAGATAATGTTGTCGTTGCCGAACTATTTGTTAATGTAACTGCTCCAGTGGAATTTACTTTTCCATCTAAAATATTATTTACAACTGTTGATATTGTTCGTGGCTCATCGCCTAAAGGAGATAGCCTCTTATAGTTATTAACTCTTGTCATCTTCTACCTAATGGCTGACCTTCTATATCAACTCCCTGAGCAAAATCCCAAAAGCCTGATATATTCATTCTTATTCTATGAAATCTACCCTGAGATCTATGCTGAACAAATCCCTCATCAGTCAGACTATTTGCAGTTGAAAACACTACATCATCATCTTGACGATCTCTTGCCCCAACTTGCATTGTAACTGCCCCATCTCTAAAATAAGGAACTGTCCTTGTTACCAGTGAATGTTTACCTTTATTGACTGCAAATTCTGCTGTCTCAATCGTTGCATCTAATGGCTGACCAGTAAAAGCATGAATTTTGCTTGATAGACTTCCGCCAAATAAAAAGTTACCACCCTTATATAAATTACTATCTAAGGGAGCAGGCAAACCTTCTAATGTAGAACTTAGAGCATCCAATCCTTCTAACGTATATCCTGCTGTATAAAATGGAGCAATTAAGTCTGCTGAAACTTCAGCTATAGACCATTTACCAACTGCATAATTATACATCAATAATTTGTCAGGAGTTGATCCTGAAGTATTGGAATTTGATACATATGACCATGCAACAATCTGGTTTGTTGGATCTACTGCACAACTCATTTTAAAATCAAAAGCACTATTAAAATCTTTGAAGAAAAACTTGTTTATTTTCTCAGCACCTATCGGAGTGCTTTTTGTGCCATCAAATGAATAAAAGCCATCTTCAGCCAAATAAAATACAAGCCGACCTACATTTCCAACCGATCCTGAATAAGCACAACCTCTTTGAGTTTCTACTTTGTCAATCTGATAGATTAATGGAGTACCAACATATTGAGCAATACAAATAGCTTTTTCTAAAAGTATAGTTGCATATTCTCCGCCAACTAATCCAGTGATCGCCCCTGCATCCACAATGTCCTGAAAATCTGCTTGATCAGTTCCTACAGTCCAACTGGTTGCATCATTAATGCCTGACCATCTAGTCCTAAAAGGAACTCTTCCTGATCCTTCATCTATATTGGCAATCCAAACCTGATCCCTAACTACAGCTATAAAATCAGCTTTAGGAGCATTTGCTAGATCAGCAAAAGCACTATCTGTTCCTAATGTAAACTCTTGAAGAGTTTCTCCAATACCACCTGAAGCAATGACACTTGTTCCAAACTGAACAAATCTCCAATACTCATCTTCCGATAATGAATATCCGCCACCTTTTCCAATACTTGTTAGATTAGAATTTGATGAATTAAATTCATATAATTTACTCGCATTTCCTGCAAATAATTTAACATTTCCTGAATTATCTTTTGAGGCAAATATACCTTTTAAAATAGCATCGCCTGCATTTGATACAGCCTGAAAACTATTTATTGGTCTATAGCCTGAAATAGCAGGGATCACATTCTTTGCGACTGTAACTCCTGCATTTTCTAAATCAGGTTGATCAGGCAACCATTCTCCAAACTTAATCATTGCTGTAACCAAACCTCACTTCCAACATTTTGAGTTGTCCATACTTCTGAACCAATATTTTGTATTGTCCATGTCTCAGATCCATCCGCAATCTCAGACCAATCTTCACCAACGATTTTTGCAGAAACATTTGTGCTTGCTGACACTGAAGAACTAGCAGAAACATTCACCTCAAAATTAGGAGTAGATGTTACACTTGCCTCAGTAGAAATACTTGCACTAGCTACCGCAACTCTATTTGCAGTTGCAGATATTGATGCACTTGTTGAGACACTTGCACTTGGCAACTGAACTCTAATTGCTGATCCTGAGACAGAAGCACTTGTGCTAATATTCCCAACCATTGTGACTTCATAAGTCGCATTAGCTGTAATAGATCCAACCGAAGCAGTCGTTGCCCCCATAGTTCTAATTCTAGTAGGGGTTGACGTAGCAGAAGCAGTTGTCGCAATACTCGCAGAAGCAGTCCTGATCTTAACAGCACTTGCACTTGTGCTTGCACTGGTTGAGACGGATCCTTCAATTAATATTGAAAATTGTATCTCAGCACTTACT